TGGTCATCCTCGTATCAATCAGACTCGAATCGCATTACGACTCCAGCAAATGCTCGAAACTCCAATCTCAGACCATCAAGCATGTCTGGCGATGGTCGAAGTTAAACTTGCCAGATTACAAGAAACAGCAGATCACATTGACTCCTATATCGACGCATGTGCTTACCTTGCACTAGCTTGCGAACTCATCACAGAAAAGGACGAGCAATATGTTTAATCTTGAAGATTATGAAACAGTCGAAGAACGTCTAATTAAGTTTTGGAAGGATCACCCAGATGGACAAATTCACACGAAATTGCTTGACTCAAGCTCTGGCCGTTTTATTGTTGAGGCTTCTGTATATCGCACAGAGGCAGATGTTCGGCCTTGGACAACAGGGCTGGCAGAAGAGACTATTCAGGGACGCGGCGTCAATGCGACAAGCGCGCTGGAGAATTGTGAGACGAGTGCTATCGGTAGAGCGCTTGCTAACGCAGGATATGCAACAAAGGGAAAGCGAGCGTCACGAGAGGAAATGGGCAAAGTCGCTAAGTCAAGTGAAGTAAAGGCTAAGATCGATGAAGTAAAGGCTAAGATGGCAGAAACATCTGGAGAATACGTCCCAGTTGTAAAGGAGGACGATCCATGGACTATCAACACAGCGACTATGCCGCCCACAATGGGGGAAGCCGTTGCGACGGTGAAAGAAATCATTGGCGGCCAGACAGAGAAGGACATTCCCCGGTGCCAACATGGCGACATGATTTGGAAGACGGGAACGAGTAAGGCTGGTAAGCCATGGGGTCATTTCAAGTGTCCTTATGCAGTAACTGGTGAACTTACTCGATGCCCATCACCGAATGATGTGATCTGGTATGAAATTAACAAAGAAGGCGCATGGCAACGTCAGAAGGCGAGAGGCTAATGGGACGCTTACAATTCATGAACCAAGACGGCGAGTGGGAGTCATTCCCAACCGAGGATGAAATTCATCGATCGAAAGAAGTTATAGCGATCCTTGAAGAGTTTACGTTTACGACTCGATGCTGTCTCTGTAATGATTCAATTCCATACAAAGACATCAAGGTAAACCTGTCTAATAAGAGCTGGTCATGCTCTAAATGCCACGCGGTCAATGGCCTCACAAAGCCGTAAATACCGGGGATTCTCGACCGAGCGTGTTGTCGCCCGTTACCTATCGGAATGGTGGCCACATGCAGATATCGGTCGAGGGGCTGGAAAAGATATAACACATGTCCCGTTCGACATGGAAGTTAAAGCTAGATCGGCGTTCCAGCCAAAGGCGTGGATTGATCAGGTCACAAAAAGGGCAAGCAAATCTGGTGACTTGCCGCTGGTAGTGAGCCGCTTGAATGGTCAAGGGGAGAAGAGTCCTGAGGACTACCTTGCATTCATGAGACTCGGTGATCTGATCAATCTATTGCTCAAGGCAGGTTACGGTGATTTCAGCGATGATCTTGCTAAACTAGAGCCCATGAGATGCAAGATGTGTGGCGCATGGGCGTTCACCGAAACATGCAGAACATGTGAGGTTGATCCAGATGCCAACTTATGAGTTTGAGTGCGATAACGAGAATTGTGAGTCCAATGCTCGAATAGAACAATGGATGAGCATCAACGAGCCGCATGACTTGGAATGCCCATTTTGCCATTCATCGATGCATAAGGTTTACAGCTCTGTAGGGGTCTCATTCAAGGGATCAGGATTCTATTCTACCGACAACCGATAACGACACACCGCTCTGAACAGGACTTTTACAAATGAACTTGACTAGCATGGTACGCTCTCTGGCTAGAGCCCATCAAGGGCTCACGGCGGGCCCGCAAGGGACAGCCCGCAGGGTAGCCATCGCTATTGGGATATCTCTATCTATGGCAATGCCCTTAGATGCACAGGCGTCAAACCTTGCAATCAAATACGTTAAAGATTTAGCCAAATACCAATTAACTGATAAGCAAGAGTTATGCCATCATGAGATTGTCTATAGAGAATCAAGATGGGATTATAGAGCTGTAGGTAACCTCAAAGGTACTAAGCGTGTATATGGTCTATATCAGATGAAGACAGAGAGCCTTAAGAACGCTTCTACTATTAAGCAATTCTGGATGTATTGGCACTATGTAGGTTCTAGATATGGATGGACAGAGTATGATGAGCCTAACTATTGCAAAGCATTACAACACTTAAAGACTAAAGGATGGCAATGAGTACCAAGCGCGGCGATCCTCGAGGGACTAGAGCTTATAAGGCTAGGCGCTTAGAGGTATTGCAACGTGATCAATGGACATGCTTCTATTGCCAGATGCCTGCTACTACAGTAGATCACGTGATCCCGATCATCCAAGGTGGCGATCCTATAGCCTACGACAACCTGGTCTCATGCTGTGTGACCTGCAACTCACGCAAGGGGTCACGCTCAGAGGGGGTTTTTTTAGCACGGACGGCCACCCCCCCTGTCTTTTCTGGCAATATCTACCCGATGCAGTCCGAAGTTCACCAGGACAGTCCGTTTACCGCCCGACCAGTCCCGATCGATGGTGACTAGTGGCAGCTCGTAAACAAGCGCTACGAGGGGCAACCAAGGCAAGGCTTCACAGTCCACTTCTCAAGGGCAAAACACGCTCAGATGAGATCGCTAAGATGGCAGAGGACTTAGGCACGCCTTTATTGCCGTGGCAGAAGTGGATGCTCGATGACATGATGCGTGTGGATGCTAAAGGCAACTACATTAGAAAGACATCCCTATTATTGGTTGCTAGGCAAAATGGTAAAAGCCATCTAGGCCGTATGCGTGTGATCTGGGGTCTCTTTTATGGAGCCGAGACGAAGCACTTGATCATGAGCTCTAACCGAGCGACTGCACTTATGACCTTTCGTGAGATTGCCTGGATCATTGAGAACGCACCCCACCTCAAGGCTGGCACTAAGGCAATTCGCTACGCTAACGGCGGAGAGCGCATCGAGCTGCTAAACGGGGCAACACTTGACCTGGTATCAGATACTCGTGACTCATCTCGTGGACGCACTGCAGATTTTCTCTGGATCGATGAAGTTCGAGAAATCAGCAAGGACGGATATACGGCAGCGATCCCGACTACCCGTGCCCGTCCCAACTCTCAGACTTTACTGACATCCAATGCCGGGGACGCCTTTTCAGAGACTCTTAATACTCTTCGAGAGCGAGCCTTATCCGCACCTCCTAAGTCTTTCGGGTTCTATGAATACTCAGCACCGCAATACTGCAAGATCACAGATCGCAACGGATGGGCAATGGCTAATCCTGCACTCTCATACACAATCACGGAGGAATCACTTGAAGAAGCAGTTGCAACTAACAAAATTGAAGATATTAGAACTGAGCTTCTATGCCAATGGATTGATTCTTTGCAGAGTCCGTGGCCTCATGGCGTACTTGAAGCGACTTCCGATGCGACACTCCAGATTCCGATCGGCGGTTATACAGTCTTTGGCTTTGATGTTTCTCCATCTCGTCGCAATGCAAGCCTCGTTGCTGGTCAGATTATGGGTGACGGAAGAATCGGCGTCGGGATTCTCCAGACGTGGGAAAGTCAAGTCTCAGTAGATGATCTAAAAATCGCAGCTGAGATCAAGGGATGGGCTGATCAGTATCGGCCTAAGATGATCTGCTATGACAAGTACACGACGCAATCGATCGCGGAGCGCCTGGCCAATGCTGGTCAGATTACACAGGATGTCTCAGGTCAGCAATTCTATCAAGCCTGCTCTGATCTCCTCGATGGCATGGTCAATGGTCGAGTAGTCCACAATGGGCAAGAGGAATTGATTAAGCAGATGAATAACTGCGCGGCTAAGACCAATGACTCATCCTGGCGAATCGTTAAACGCAAGAGCGCAGGCGATGTCTCTGCTCCAATTTCTTTGGCAATGGTTGTGTCGATGCTATTAAAACCACAACAGGTAGCGGCTATTTACACAGAATAAACTATATGTAGTGTATAATTGCCATCTATGGGTATCCTTTCGCGCCTTACAGGTGCAGCGTCAAAGTCTGATATTGAAGCGCAGTATGCACCTCAGGTCTTGGGTGAGTATTCTCCCTATGCGATGCCATTCCAGTTCGCTTATGTCGGACGCACAGAAGCAATGGGAGTCCCGGCACTAGCTCGATGCCGTAACCTACTTGCTGGCACGATCGGTACGATCCCATTAGAGCTCTACAAGAAATCAACTGGCGAAGAATTAGGCAAGCCTCTGTGGCTTGAACAACCTTCCTACCATCAGCCACGTTCTGTCACCATTGCTTACACAGTTGATTCACTTCTATTTTATGGCCAAGCCTTCTGGCAGGTCGTTGAGACTTACCAAGAAGATGGCCGACCATCTCGCTTTGAGTGGATCGCTAACAGTCGCGTAACTGCCACACTGGATCGTGACAATGTATTCGTTAAGTCTTACGCCATCGATGGTACGACAGTACCAATGGACGGCCTCGGTTCACTCATCACATTCCAATCATTAAGCGATGGCATTCTCAATACTGGAACATCGACTATTCGTGCAGCTCTTGACATTCAGAAGGCTTCAGTCATTGCAGCAGCGACTCCAATGCCTACTGGCTACCTTAAGAACACAGGCGCAGACCTGCCACCAGCAGAAGTCCAGGGACTCCTAGCCGCATTCAAGAACGCTCGTCAAAATCGTTCGACGGCCTATCTCACTTCTACTCTAAATTATGAGACAGTCGGCTTCAGCCCTAAAGACATGATGTATAACGAGGCAATCCAAAATCTTGCTACCGAGATTGCTCGTCTTTGCAACGTCCCTCCTTATTACGTCTCAGCAGATCAGAACACAACGATGACTTATGCCAACGTAACAGATGAGCGTCGCCAGTTCCTTACGCTATCCCTACAGCCATTTATCTCAGCCATCGAGGATCGTCTATCTATGGATGACATTACGGCTCGTGGCAACATCGTCAAGTTCGACATTGATAAGAATTATCTACGCACAGACCCATTACAAGAACTAGCAGTCATCCGTGAACTTCTCGATCTTCAGTTGATCACTCAAGAGCAAGCGATGGAAATGACAGACCTAACACCTAACGGAAGCGAAGGAATGATATGAGCGAGATGCTTACATTCTCGGCAGAACTTACTGCAGATAGCGCAGCGCGCACTATCTCTGGCAAGATCGTGCCATACGACGGCGAGGTCGGAAATACCTCCGCCGGGGCAGTTGTCTTTGAGCGCGGCGCGATTAATATCGCTGACTCATCTAAAGTGAAGCTCCTCCTGGAGCATGATCCAAAGCAGCCAATCGGCCGCGCTCAATTCTTTAATCAAACAGAAGACGGAATCTTTGCATCATTCAAGATTTCTAAATCATCCCGTGGCACAGATGCTCTCATCGAAGCCTCAGAAGAACTTCGCACTGGTCTTTCAGTCGGAGTTATGGTCAATGCAGCAAAGCCTAAAAATGGCGTGCTGTATGTATCGAGTGCTGACCTCCTCGAAGTAAGTTTAGTGCAGGCCGCCGCATTCAAGTCAGCAGCCATCACTGATATAGCGGCATCTGAAGATGAAGCCGTTGAAGAAACCCTACCAACAGAAAGCGAGACAGCCACAGTGGAAATCACTCCAGCAGTCGAAGCAACACCTACAGTTGAGGCTGCCGCAGTTGAAGCTGCTCGCCCTGCTGTAACAGCAATGGCTTACACAAAGCCACGCATTGAAGTAACAGCTGCAAAGTATGCAGA